TTCGCGATGTCGGTTTTGCCTACCGGCTTACACTCGACGACCGCGACCGTGAAGCTGTCGAACAGGATCGACCAGCCGTCGCCCAGGTCCGGCTTGTGGTCCTCCAGCAGCGTGGGCGCTGGCTCGTTAAACTGGTCTTCGAAGATCAGCGCCATCCGTCGGCTCCTCTGCCGGCGTTAATCCATCGTGATCGTGATGCTGCCCGCCGGGAAGCGCGCCGTGTCACCGGCGCCAATCTCCTTCGGCGTTTGCAGATCGGCCCAAAACATCAGATTGCCACCCTCCGGCGCGTCATGGATCCCGACGGCGACCACCGTTCCCCAGCTCGCGGTCGCTTCCGCAAAGGCGATCTCCACGCCGTTGGACTTCTGGCCGTTCGTCGCTGCAGGCCAATTCGTCGCATTGTTCGCCACCTGCTTGCGCGCATACGAGCCACCGGACACTTCCGTGCCACCACCTGCGTCGGTCGGTGCCGAAGTGTACAGCGCCAGATACACATCTGCTGGGCGCGTGTAATCGTCACCACCCAAGATGTGATTCAGCACCTTGTTTTCGAGGTCATTACTCGCCGAACCTGCCACTTAAATCCCTCCCACGATCCATCGCGTGATCGACCAGCAGATCAGGCTCCGCTAATAATTGGGCGCGACACCCATGATCTGGATCACCCGGTCAGCCGCCTGGTTCTGCGCCGTGCCCTCGGTCGCGTCTGTGAATGTCTCCAGATGGATGTAGTGCCCCGGATAAACGTCGACCGGCACCAGGAACCATGCCGGAAGCGTGATGCCCGTCGGGTCAATCTGCGCCGACTTCCACTCGTTCCCATCGAAGAAGTAAAACGGCTCCCCCGCTCCGAGGCCGTCGCGGCTCGTGCGCACCGCCGCGATCCCCTGGAAGCCGGCCGGCAGCCGAACGGCGAGCGCCAGCGCGTGCGCCAGCTTGCCGTAGGCGGTGCTCACGTTGCTGCCCGCCGGAATAGTGATGGATCCGCCTACTGCGCCCATGCTCAAAGACCTCCCAGAAACCAGATGACAAACGAAGTGATCAGGAACGCCGCACGGGCCAGGATCGCCAGCTCGTGCCAGCCGCTCCGATTACCGACCTTCATCGCGCACGGCCTCCTCGACCAGCTCGGCCCATTCCGCATCCGAGATCTTGCGCAGGCCCTCGGCAGCGCGCCGAAGCACGCGGCTGGTGTGTGACGTCACACGCCGCGCCGTCTGGCGCATATTCTCGCCGTGCTCGCCTTCGACCCGATCCAGGCTGTGCCGGTCGGTCGTGGCCGCTTCCAGCAAGATCGCCATCACCTCCCGTGCGACGCCGCTGTCCAGAGGGGCGCTCCGCAGCGCGCCGGCAGCGGCCAGCAGCTTCTCGCGGGGCAGCTTAGGCGCCGGCATCGTCGTCACCTCCTGCCGCAAGCCGCGACCGCCCGTTGTCGCCGGCCATCACGTTGATGAGCTGCGCGGCCACCTGCCGCGCCGTGTCGACCTGCTGCGTCTTGGCCTTCGCAATATCCTCAGCGCTGCGGCCCAGCAGCTCCCACGACCACTCATTGGGCGCGTCCGTCCGCGTGTACAGCTCGATCTGATCGCGCTTCGACAGACTGTCACGCACCACCGGCCGTTCGGCGATCTGGAAGTCGAGCGCGCCCTGCCGGTAGCTGTCGAGTGAGAAGGGCCGGAAGCCGTCGAGACGGTGATATGCGCCAATGGAGATCGCCATCTGCAGCGCGCGCAGCAAGCCGCCGTCCACGTTCGCGCGGAACTCCTGAATCCGGCTGATCGCGTCGTCGTAAGCCGTCGTTACGCCAGGATACGTCAGGTCGCCGCCCTCGCGGCGCATGCGGTTGAGCGAAAGCTGCGGAATGTCGTCTTCAATCTCGACCAGCAGCCGTTCCAGCGTCTGCAGCGAATCGGCGATGTTGATGTTGGCGACCAGGATTTGCGCCGTCGAGCCTTCCGGCCCCAGGATGACCGGCACGCTGCTGCGCGCCTCCTCGCTTTCATCGTCGTCATCCTCGTCGCCGACCGTCGCCACGTCCTCTTTGATCTGGCTGAGCGACGTCACGCCGGCGAGGTAGTACGGCGCGGTGACCGCCTTGCGCACCTGGTCGTGCAGCACGCTGGCAAGGTCGTTGGCTTCCTCGATCTTCTCGATGCTGGCGTGGAACGAGGTCGCGCCCCAACCTTCGCCGACGTCCATCGATTGCGCCAGCACGACCGGCACAAAGCCATACGGATTGTCCCACTCGGCGGTCAGCCGGCCAAACGGATCCGCATGGACCGCATATGGCTCGCCGTCCCGGTAGGTGGCAAAGTGGTCTTCGTCGATCTCCAGTGTGTAGAGCCAGGGCTTCTCGTCCGCCGGGTCCTGGCGCTCATACTCGATGACGACTCGCTTGACAAACCCGGTCGGGCCGAATTCTGCTTCCTTGATCACGCCGGGGTGCAGCAGCTCCAGCCGCACCTTCTGCGACAGGAAATCGGTCGCGATGTTGATCACCGCATCGCCGAAGCGCGACGCATTCCGCGCATACAGCGATTTGCGCTGGCCCCAATTCGACCACTTGAAGACCTGTCGCACCGCCTCGATCACGCGGTCGTCGGCGTTCTGCAGCGGAATCGCGCCGTGGCTGAAATCGTCCCAGTCCAGCGCGCCGCCGTAGGCTTTGGCCGCCTCCAGCTCGACGAGGCGGGAGATCGGGTTGTAGATCGGGCGCGTGAAACGATACAGGCCGCGCTCGCGCAAATGCTGCCGGCGATAACGTTCCAGCGCCGTAAAGACCTTGTTGTGATAGAGCAGGTTGTAAAAGCCGTATCGGAACAGCCGGTATTCGTAGCTGCCCCAGTCGTCTCGCGCCAGCGCGCCCGGCTTGCCGGTCGGCGCCAGCGCCGGATAGCGAAAGGTCAAGATCGCTGCGCGCATTGCAAGACTTAGCCTCCGTAAGATGTTCATCACCGGCGCCTCCGCGTCAGCGCCGGCGGCGCGGTCGCCACTCGGCCCGCCGGTTGGCGCTCGACGGCCACCGCCGCGTAACGCAGCGCGTCCAGCCGGTGGAAGCGTTCTTTGTGCTGGATCACGTCGGTGACCTCGCCGTTCTCGTCGAGCTTGCGCTGGTACGTGCCGAGCTCGTCCAGCGTGCCGATGCAGGTGTCAAAGACAAACAGTCGGTGCTGCTTGAGCAGGCTGATCACCGTGTCAATGCCGCTCTCCACGTCCGACACCGGCGGGGCGATCACGTTGTCCGCGCCGGCGGCCTGCCAGTCGCGCCGCTGCTGGCTTTCCGACGGCTGGCCGACCACGTAGAACACCACGCGCTCGCCGTTATCCTGCGCGATGCGCTTGGCCTCGGCTACGTGCTCTGGCGTGCTTTTGCCGCCGTCAAGCTGCTCGCGGTACAGGTACAGCACGTCTTCTACCGGGTCGAGCGCCAGCCACACCTTCGCCACGTTCGCGCCGCCGGGGTCGATACCGACGTAGCGCGGCCATTTCGCCGGCACGTTGAACGGCCTGACCTTGTGGCCGCCCTCGTGCTTGTAGGCGTCGATAAAGGCGTTGTAGATCAGGCCGGCAGGGCGCTCAAACTGGCCTTCGTAGAACATACGGAACTTCCAGTTGTCCATCTCCTGCCGGCGCTCCTCGAATTCCTCGCGCGAGAAGGCCGGGTTGAGAATGGAAGCAAACTGGATCACGTCGATGTTCTTGTCGCCTTTGAGCCAGCGGTCGTACACCTGCTGCTTGAGCCAGCCGAGGTTGTACGGCGTCGTCGTGATGAGAATACGGCCACGGCTCAGCGCCAGGCGCCGGCGCACCGCCTCCCAGGCCGACAGCGAAAATTCGTCTTGGCCGGCCTCGTCCAGCCACGCGGCTAAGGCCGTCGCCGATTCCAGACCGCCAGGCGACGACGCCGAGCGCAGAATGATGCGCCCCCACATCAGATCGCTGGCCTTCCGCGCCAAATACTCGCCGCGCTGCGGAACCCACGACGTGCCGTCCCACGTGTGCAGGCATAGCTCGAGGATTTGGTCGCCCGCCCAATAGCGCGCGATCCCAAGCACGCTCTCGAAGACCGCGCGGATCTCCGGCAGCATCTTGAGCTTGAACAGGTCGTAGGTCGCCGTGACCGCTAAATAGTCGCCCGGCCCGCGCGTCTCGACCTCGCGCGCCAGCCACCACGGGCCGAACGACGTCTTGCCGCCCTGACTGCCGGCGATCAGGGCAACAATGCGCGCGGTGCTGTCCCAGGCCGCTACCTGGGCGTCGTGGAAGCCCAGCTCGACGCCGCGTGTCAACCGCTCGCCGACTACTTCCTCCACCACCTCGTAGAGCGTCGGCGCGTCAACCGCCGGCGCTGTTGCCTGCATCGCCACCACTGTCACCTGCCCCGCGGGGCACCACACGAATCCAAGAAATCGGCACCGGCTCGGCGTCAGGGATCCCGCCGATCAGCGTGCGCTGCGCCGGCAGATCGTCATACTCGACGCGACTCTCGTTCAGCACGCGCGCCGTCGCCTGCGAAAGCATATTCAACTCCTGCGCCGTCAGCGTGTCGTGGGCGTGCCGCAGCATCGTGCGCATCAGCAGCCCCATCTGCATACGGACGACCTGCTGCCGCTGCTCGCGCTGGCGCTGGCGCTCGGTTTCGTAATGCGCGCGCGCCTCTTGCGCCAGAAACGCGTCGTAGGCTTTGACGCGCTTGACCCACTCGTGGCGCGACGACCACCGCTCAATCAAGGTCGAGCTTTTCCCCAACTTCTTCCCAACCTCTCGCAGCGAGCGAGAGTTGGGCGACATGCCCAAATAAACCGAGAACGCGTGAAACGCTTTGGCGCTCTCTTTGTCGCGTCGTTCCCACGGTTTTGGCGCGTTGATGATGCCAGTTCCGTCGGCCATCACACTTCCTCCACCAAGCGCGGCTCGAGGCCGAGGTCGAGCAGGCGCTGCAAAGTGATCGCTACGTACTTCGGTTCAATCTCCATGCCGTAGCAGATGCGCCGCGTCTGCTCGGCGGCAACGATCGTCGTGCCCGCGCCGCAGAACGGTTCATAGGCAATATCACCCGCGCATTGCCACGTATCGAGCATAAAAGCAGCAAACTCGACCGAGTACATAGCGGGATGTCCCATGTCGGGCCCGCTAGCTGATGAAATGCGAATCACGCTGTCAGGAATTTTCCACGATTGCCCGAACTTGTCGGGCGAAGTCGCATCTCTCAGACTCCCGTCTTTTTGACGGAAGGTCTTACGATTTCCGGTTTTTTTGGTCTTTGTTCGCACGTGCTTGTTAGCGCTGTCACCACCGCGCCGGAAATGAAATACAAACTCGTGCACTGGTGCTAAGCGACCGTTCCACTCACCCGGTAACGCTCGCCCCTTATCCCAAACATACCAGCCAAACAGTGGCCATCCGCCTTGCTCTGCATAAGCTAGCCAGTTTTGCCAATAAAACAGAACCCGCCGATCGCGATGAACTAAACCCAAATTAACAAGTATGTCCACCTCATCGTCTGCAACAGCCACAATATTGTCCCAAACGCCCAACATCAACGCGTCCCAGTCGAACTCTCCGATGGTGTAGTCTCTGGCGTCTGCGTATGGCGGACTGGTCACTACCAACTGCGCCCGCTCCCCCTGCATCAGCTTCGCCACGTCATCGGCGCTCGTGCTATCCCCGCACATCAGCCGATGCGCGCGCCCCGGCACGCTGGCGCTCAGAATCTCCCCCCCCTGCCCGCGCTCGGTCTGCCACTGGTCGCACAGTTCCTCGGCGCGGTCGATCTGCGGGCCTGGGTCGGCGGGCACGTCGCGTTCGACCTCGACGCCCGTCTGCTCGGCAATCTCCGCCAGCAGCGCGCTCACGTCTTCCGCGTCGAATTCCGGCACGTCGTCCAAATCCGCCAGCAGCCCCGCCAGCATCTCGGCGTTCGTCTGCGCCATCGCCGACAGCGGGTCGAGGATCGTCAGCGCCAGCCATTCTTCTTCTTGCGACAGCTCGACTTTCAAATAGGGCACATCGGCGTTATCTTCCAGCGCCTGCAACACGCGCTCATGGCCGTCGATCAGATTGCCAGTCGTCACATTCTCGACCACTGTGTCGATCCAGCCGAGCGTGTCGAGCGAGGTCGCCACCGCGCGCCGCTGCGCCGGCGGATGCTCGCGCCAGTTGCGAGCATTTGGCTTGAATTGGTCAGCCGGCTTCACACCGTAGCCGACGATCCGGCTGCGCCAATTGATCTTTTTCTCCGCCACCGCGTCTCTACTCCATTGTCGATACGCGCAAACTTTAACGCGTTCTCTATGCTTTATTGCTTGACTTCTCTATATTTCCCGGTACTATGTATATACAACGTTCGCGCGGCAAGCCGCCAAGCAGAGAGAGAGAGGATCACCATGAAAACAATCACAGTGTCAAGCGTTTCCGAGGCGATCAAGCAAGCACGTCGGATCTTCGCTGCCGATCCGTCCTGCGAGTGGGTAACGGCGACCGGCGCGGCAACAATGGGCGGCGCGGTCGAGTTCGGCGGTGACGACCTGGTGCTCCATCGCTCCGAGCGCGCCGCGTGGCGGCGCGGCCGGAGCATCGAGGAGACGCAGGCGGCCATTCTCGCCGATTGAGCTGATCGGCAACCGCCAGCCGCACCAGCCGCCGCCACCACGCGGCGGCTTTTTCGTTTTCAAAACGAAGATTGACCACCACAGAATTGGCAAGCGCCAAGCGGAGAGGCAGCTTGGCGCTTGATCAGAGAGGACCACGTCGAGAGAGAGCGAGAGAGTCGGACGTGGCGCTGCCCAAAAAAACCTCCCCGGGGCAAAAAAATGAGCGCGTGACCACGACCTTTCTTGTCACGTCAGGAG